ATGCTAGTAGGGACGAGATGTTTAACTTTATTCATAATATTTCTGCCCTTCTTACCATTACCCCGAGTAAGAGCCAGCACTAATTCACCATCGTAGTAGCCCAGCGAAACCGCTGCTCCATCTAACTTGGGTGTGATTACTGTTGCTCCAGTAGCGTGGTCGTAAGGAGGATGATCTTCACCTACAAATGCTTTCTGTAAACTGTACATAGGGTACAAGTGATCGAACTCGAAGAATTCGTCAGAGTATCCTACGTTAGTATAGTTAGCATCAGCGGCGAGAACATCAAACTCAGCATCAGAAATTATGGGGTTGCCCTCATAATAAGCTTTTGCTGCTTTGGCAAGAAACATATTAGTCATAAATACCTTTGATTTAAAAAGAACATTATGAGGGGTTTTCGATAAAATGTCAAGAACTATTTAGTATAAACGTCTCTAATAATTTCACCGAAGAACTCCTCTAGTACTTGCTTGCTTTCTGCTAGAGAAAGTATCTCTGACAATCCAACAAACAATTCTTTTGAGGTTTCAAGATCGAGAGGTATAGAGATACCCTTGTTAGAAGGCTTCCAGTCTTCTTCAAAATCGAGGTAATACTCTCTCAAGTGAAGATATTCTGCCTCTCGAAACTCATTCACCGTAAGCCTTACCTGTCTATAAGGTTCAGATACGATAATTTTTGAATACACATCCATCAATCATTCCTTAAAATATTTGATAAGGGTACAACTGAGGTGACGTTATCCGCTTTCATAAGGCGAAAAGAATCCGTGTCCCAACAAAACATTAGAACAGTATCATCGTCTTCTTTAGCCCGATTCTTTTTATCCTGAATGTAAGGAGTGCTGAAATCTATTGTACAAACATTATACTTTGTTTTTCTAGAATTGGGACTTTTGTAAGTAATTACAGCGTCCCCAGCATCTTCTATTTTCAGTTTTAAGTCTTCTTTTTTCACTATTTACTCCAGTATTACATTGAGCAAAACCTCTTTTGCCGCTTGTACTTGTAGGAGTAATGGTTGCCCTGCGAGGGTTAAATACGCGACTAAGCATACTCAACCCTCACAAGGACTTTTATGCCGCTACTTTAGCGAGCGCATCAGCGAAATATTGAGCAGCTTTACCTGTCAATTTAGAAACAATATCTTCATCGATAGCTACACCGGCATCTGAGAGAGCCGCAGTGAGGGCTTCCTGTGCAGCAGCCTTGCTAATTCGAGTACCGCCAGTAGGGGAAGCTTTAGCACCGCCACTAGAAGCAGCAGGAGTTTTCTTGACGTATACTCCAGCTTTGGTTAGAATCATTCGCACACCATTAGGGCTCTCACCCATATCTTCTGCGATAGCTTTTACAATCTCCATAGAGTTCTCTGGAGTTGGTTCTTCACTTGTGTAGGCATCAATTGCCTGTTGCTTGGATTCGTCAGTCCACGCCATTTTCTTTCTCCTGTTTGGTTTAAAAGGTAGACCAGCAGCATTGCCAGTCTCTTCAAGTTGTCGCATGTAAAAATTATATCCCATACTTTCCTCAATTTCAAAAACATATTATACTAGCTTTCGTCATCTGAGTCAATATATATTTGGGTGATATAGGTAATTAAACTTTCGTAATAAACATTGCTTCTAAAAATAAAAATAATAAAAAATATAGGAGCACCTAATAAAATTATGGGTATTGTAACGCTGTAGTAAATGAGTCCTCCTGAAAAGTTCCAGTGAAACCCTACAGCTTTAAATGCTTTTACATTTAAGTTGATAATACAAATAGCTGTTGTTATACAAAATATGGCATAGTAACTAAATCCTTCTAGTATTGATTCCATATGTCTTCAAATGCTCCAATTTTCCTAGGTCATAAGCGGGTACAAAAGCATTATAACCTCCACCTACGTTATCTTCATTACTAACTTCTCGTATCCACACACGATAACAAGGGCCATAGCCTTGTTCGTGTTTGGCATCAAGAGTTGCCATTACTTCACACGCAGTGTGGTACTTGGCTGACCAAGCAACTTCTCCTACAGCAAAGCTATCTGAGACACACTCATCGGGCAAGTATTCCATCTCGTATCGTTCGTCCCCAGCTACCCTACCAGGCACTCCTAGGGTCTCCACTATATTTTTAACAAAAGCAACGGAGCGAAAGATTCTTCTAGCAATGTCTGTAAAGCTTTCCCCTGTAAGGTAGGACTCTACGACTTCTGCAATTTCAGCATTGTCAGCGGGTCTGCCACGCTTCTGGGCTTTTCGGGTTTTTCTATACTCTTGGTCGCTTTCATAATCCTCGATAACTTTAGAAAGGCGAGTGGTATTATAGCTAATATTAAGAATACTACACGCTTCTTTTTTTGTAATCGGCTTTTCCGCTGACAAAAGTCGTATAACCTTTTTAATGTTTGCATCAGTTAGATTTTCTCCTTCTTGCTTTTTTATACCTCTTCTCATTTATGCTGCCCTTGTAATTCGTTGTTGATAATCTGCAAAATCTTCGTCCCACCAGTAAGGCTTGTCTCTATACTTCCAGCTTGCGAAAGTAGCTTTGTCAAGGTGGTAGTAGCGTCGATAAGATTCTACTGGGTCGTCATAATCTTTTAGTTCGTCTGGCATAGCCAACCCGAAAGTAGTAAAACCCACACGCTCCATTCTTTGAGGTTCTGGTAGGTTGTTTACTACTTGGGCTATAGACTTATGGTCTTTACCGTAACGGTAACGATACTCTTCGTTAAGAGCATTACCATAGCAGTGAGTCCACTCATGATTATCGAGAGAGGAGCGAGCCCATATCGTACATGGATGATTATACATCATGGGTAAATAGGGCGTCAAAGGTCTTTCCTCTGGTGGAAGATGTTTGATTTCGGCCTTTAGGCCGTTAAGATAGTCTCGTTCGTTTTTATCAAGTGCGCGAGGCACAAAGCCAAGGTACTCATCAATCCATACGGAAGTACAAAGTATCTGGGCTACTTCTAAAGGCATTTTTACAATGTGTTTATCGACGTGAAACTCGGCACAACGGTCAAGGTCGTCGTCAAGATAAAATAAATTCATAACACACTCTTTTCACAATTTCGATTATTATAACAGCAGAAGAAAAAAATGTCAAGATTTATTTTTGCCCTCAACTACCAATGACGCAGTGTATTAGCAATTATGAAGAAGCAGGTAATAAAGTTTACTAGAACGAGAATGCTACGAAATATCATAACGTGATTGTCGTAGCCCTCTGTTTTGTCGTCGCTAAAAGAACCGATTGCAAACTTCCAGATTGTTATTAGCTTACGCATAATCCTGCCGCTTCATTTTAGTAAGACGTTTCTGAACCAAATCTTCTAAGGTACTGCCATCTATATGGTAAGATGTTCTAAGGATGCGTGTCATAGCGATAACATCCGCTATTTCTTCAGTAAGATTTTCTAGATACTTAGGGTCCTCTTCAGTCCCATGTCTTAACACTTTGGAGCAAGCACGAATTAATTCACCGCATTCTTCCATAGTAATTACTAATTGTTTCAGCTTATTTAATTCCATTCGTGTATTCCATTAGTTCGTCAAACCCTCCGATACATACATCATCTACAAAAATCTGAGGAAAGGTTTTAAACTTAACCTTTTCCCAGAGTTCCATAATAGTGTAGTGATCGTCCAAGTGATAATATTTATAGTCTAGCTTGAGGGTTTTACATACGTTCTGTGCTTCTACACAATAGTTGCAATCCATCTTTCCATAAATTTCTATCACAATTTCTTAGCCTTATAAAAGTTAATGTGGTCAGTCCAACCCTGAAAAGACTGCCGAATATGACACCAGAACTGCCCGTTGTAGGGGGGCTGGTTAATATCTTTGGGGAAGTTTAAGTTAGTTTGTTTCATAGTTTAATATTTCCTTTTGGTGTTCATTCTATCCTCTCTGTAGCGCCTTAACATATAATCCATATAATCGTAGTAGCGTTCTTCCTCTACTCGTTGTTTTGACTCCCTGAATGTCTTATTAAAGGCTACTATCTTGTTCATGCTGACCTCATACTCTTCAAGACTTATATGGTCCTCCTGACTCACTCCGTTAACTAGACATATAAAATCCCACACACCAACATCGTGATGCTTACAGTATTCCCAGAAGCAGTCCCTAAAATTTTCATTCCAAAAGACTCCTTCTTTATTGGCTCTCGCCTTCTTTAATATTTCTTGTTTAATATCCATTTACTTTCCCACATATAAGTTTTAAATGTTCCCAGGCTTCTCCAGCAGCCACCTCTTCGGGGAGCCACTGACACCAGGCTAAGTTATTAAGCCATTGAGTTCTATCAGGCTTTGGAGGGTTATTTAGCTCTGAGTAAGATTTCATTGCTAGCTCCCAACACATAGATCCAGGATCTAAGTTTAAAACAGGTACTCCATATACTAGGGAGTCTACTCCTGAGTTACTATTAATAGTTACTAAAGCTTTTACTAGATTAAGCTGTCTCTCTAGAGGTACTTGATTAGAAACTAGTTTTGTTCTATCTTCAATACTAAATGTGCCCTTTGGGTGAGGACGCACTTTAACTGGAGTTTCAGTAGCTTTTTCTATTTCTTTTATTATACTGTCATAACTACCTTTATAATGTCTTAAAGAAGCGTCTCCAGGTACTTGCATTGCAACAAGTATAAACTCTCCTTCATCCCTGTAAGGCCGTACTCTACCATCATCAAAGTGTTTATTAAATCTATAAGAGTCCTTATCCTCATTTAAATAAGTACCCCTACCATTTAGTCCGTTGAACCCTAAAGAGTACCAAAGAGGCCAGCTTTTTTCATCAATCCTTGGCTGTAAATAAGCCGCCTCTATCAGAAGAAAATTACTATACATTCCCTCAAACCTATCGATATTTCTCAAACCCCAAGTTACTAGTAAGTCACAGTATCCTCGGGTAGTAAGGTCCCAAACCTCGTAATCTTGTCCGTGCTTCTTTAATCCCTCTATAAATTTATCAGCAGAGAATTTATGGTGAGAAAGACTGCCTCTGTATACGGCTATTCTCACTTTAGGGTGAGCAGAAAGCTTTCGCTTATTCTATTCTCGTTAGGGTTCATCCAATCTACTGTACCATATTCTTCTAGTTTTTCCTTCCATTCTGGATAGGTTTTGATATTGATATGTAAGTCTCTGCCGTCGGGTAGATGGCTGGGGTTGTTGCTAATAGTAAAATAGATATACTTTGTCGCAACTCGTACAAACTCTTCTAGGATCTCGTCTGTTTGCTCAGGCAAGTAGTGTTCCATAGCATCTAAATTAGTAATGAAATCAATGCTTTTATCCTCAAAGGGTAAGTCGTGGCTCCACCCAAAAACTACACTAGAGTTTAATAGTTCTGGTACTATCTCTGTACCGCTGCTCTCTACCCCTTTACCCCTAATATATTGGATCGTTTCGCCTCTACCCGCACTCACATCCAGGTGTGTCCTTATAGTTGGATCACTTTCTAAAATTTGATCGATGCACTTAAAGGCACTAGCCATTCGGGCGTGTCCCATTTTATACGCTGGAATTGTGTACGCGCTAACATATTTGGCCTGTTCCGTTTCATTTTTGTCCACTTAACACCTCCTTCAGGTCTTTGTATTTAAACATTGTTAAAGCACTATCGGGTGTGCAGTTAATAATTAGGTCTTTTATTGTTGGTTGTATTTTACTATACGCAGCGGTAAATTGAGCGTAGGGGCTAGCCACTTTTAGGCCTGCTGGGTGGTCTCCGAAATAGTGAGTAAGACCACCCACTGGCTTCATGTTATATCCTACTAGAATAAATCTGTTTCCGCCCATCAGAAAAGCTAAGTTTAAACTCTGAAAACCCGAGTTAGATCCATAATGGATATAGCTAGAGTTTAGACTTAGTCCTTCTAAGTGTTTTCCGTCCACATGGGTAACATTATATTGATCACACAACTCTTGTCCTGCTTGTGACCAACAACTCAACTCAGGCCTCAATTCTCTTAAAGCTTCTCCGTGGTGTCTCCACCACTTATCATCACAGGCATAATGTTCGTGTAGGTAGTCTACTACTTTATAGCAATCATTACAGCCCATCATAATGAACTCATCTTTGTATGGACGCAACAATTCAATGACCTCTGTGGTGAGTGAGGGCCCCGTTGCAAACAAAACAAAAGTTTTATTTCTATAATTTAAAGGTATTTTCATAGATAAAAAAGCCGGACATTTCTGCCCGGCTTACCGTTTCTAAGCGGAAGCGTAGCTTACAGCCATATATGCTAGTGGTGCTGTTACGCACACTACAATTTGAAATACAGCCTCAAGTACACCCCACTTTTCTTTTACGAAGTTCTTCATTGAATCTCCAAGTTACCCAATAGGTATTGATGTGGGCTTACTAGAGGGCGAATACGATAGGTCTATAGTTAACATTCCGTTTTCCATGGAAGCAGAAGAGACCTCTAAGGTATTGTCAAGCTTTAGATGCTTCTCGAAACTTTTTCCTGATATACCTTTGTGCACCCAGCCTCTACCTTCGTTATTCTCTTTTTTCTCACCTTTAATGGTAAGAACATTTTTGTGAACGTTCACTGAAATTTGGTTTTTGTTCCATCCTGGAACGGCTACTTCAACTACGTAGCCATGTTCTACTTTTTCAATGTTATAACGAGGGTATTCTGGTGCCTGTTGAGTATATAACGGGCTGTTAATTAAATTGTCGAAACCGACAAAGAATTTTTCTAGATTTACTGCATTCATAAGTTTTCTCCTTTTAAGAAAGATGAACTTGCCCCTTTCGGAAGCGTAACAATCGTTTTAATTTACGGATTTTGAAAAAGACACAGTTAGACTGGTATCAATTTCAGGGTATATTATATCACCTACACCAAATTGTGTCAAGATTTATTTTTCCCGAAGTAGCATCGGTAAAATAATTCTTGACATAAAACCCACAACGTCATATAATATACACTTAATCAGAGGAGATTGTATGAAAGTAAACCTAGTTTGGATTACCCCCGAAGCCATGAAAGTCATCGCCTATTGTGCGAGAGTTAGTAATCCTGCAAATCAAGACAATGAGAGAACCGCCCCGAAATTGTTGAAGTACCTTAAAAAAGAAGCACACTTCAGCCCATTCGAAATGGCGAGCGCTTGCATTGAAATCGAGACTACGAGAGACATTGCTCGCCAGATTCTGCGGCATCGCTCTTTTAGTTTTCAGGAATTTAGTCAACGCTATGCAGACCCTACTCAAGCATTAGATTTCTCTACGAGAGAAGCGAGACTGCAAGACCCACGTAACCGACAGAATAGTATTCCTGCGGATAATGATGGGCTAGAAATTGCTTGGCACGCTAAACAGAGAGAAGTAATCGATGCATCTACTGAAGCCTACAAATGGGCTATAAGTATGGGTATTGCAAAAGAACAGGCGAGGGCAGTATTGCCCGAGGGTAACACTCATTCTCGATTATATATGACTGGTACACTTCGTTCGTGGATGCACTTCTGCGACCTACGAGGTGGGAACGGCACTCAAAAAGAGTGTTCAGAAATTGCAGTAGCCTGCAAAGAGATTCTCTGCCAAAACGGTGGAGACGTCTGGGGAGACTCATGAAACGTATTAGAAATACAATTTTAACTGTAGCAATTCTAGCTGGATTGTTATATACTAACTGGCAAAGCAGTATGATGCTTGTCAAACACCCTGAAATGTATCAAGGAAATCCTTACTTATGAATGATGTTTGGAACGGAGAGTCAAGAGGAAATAGTGATGTTATGCAAGAGCGCATACGAATCTGGCACAGAGACCGAAATTTGATTGATGGCAGTACTGACAAAGACCAGTTCTGTAAGCTGATTCAAGAATGTGGGGAACTGTCAGACAATATGTGCAAAGGCAGAGACATGAAAGATGACATTGGCGATATTATGGTTGTACTTATTAATATTATGGAACGTAATGGATACTCTATGATGGATTGTCTAGAGACTGCGTGGATTGATATTAAAGATCGCAAAGGAAAGATGGTTGATGGCATCTTTGTAAAGGAAGCGGATTTGTGAAACTTGTTGAGGCATTGAGAAACGGCAATGTCGATATAACGTATGAAAGTTTAAACAGCGGGAAAGAGATAACAAAAACATATACTTTGAAAACTATATTTAAAGTAAATGTTAGTCTCAAATCAGATAAAATAATTGCTTATGATATAGAAGCAAAGGAATGGGAAGACATAGAAAGGTCCAGCATTAAAAAATGGAGTATAAATGAACAGAGAAGAAGTATTTAACCAGCTAAAGGAGGACGAAGGTGTCAAGTATGAAATCTATAATGACCATCTTGGCCTGGCTACTTTTGGTGTTGGTCATCTTGTTATTGAGAGCGATTCGGAATTTGGTTCGCCCTTGGGTACGTCGGTATCAGAGGAGCGAGTTTGGGAAGCGTTTGAAAAGGATTTGGATACGTCTATTGATGAGTGCGAAGTTCTTTTTGGCCCCAAATGGCATGACTTTCCGGGAGAAGTTCAAGAGATTGTGGTAAACATGATGTTCAATATGGGGCGTCCTCGTTTGTCAAAGTTTAAGAACTTCTGCGCTGCACTAGAAGAAGGCGATTGGGCGAAGGCTGCCGTCGAAGGACGAGATTCTCGCTGGCATAAGCAAGTGACGAATCGTGCGGAACGCCTCATGGTACGACTAGAAAATGTATCTTAAAGTCATATTTCTTCTAGGTGTGGTCGGAGCTGCTGGTGGTGCGTATGCGTATCACCAAGTCACTGTTGCGAAGTTAGAGAATGCGGTTATTCAGTTAGAAGCTAATAATCGTACTCTTAAAGAGAACAACAATGTATTACAGGTAGCGGCCGAGAACAATGCGACGAAGGTCGCAGAACTAGAAGCTCGAAGAGAGGAACAGCAAGCTCAGGTAACTAAACTTACTGCTGTAACAGCCTCTTTACAAGCCGAGAAGTCTAACTTTATGAAAGTATTTAAAGACCACAACCTTACTAGGCTTGCAAGAGCAAGACCGGGCATGATTGAAAAAAGAGTAAATAAAGCCACCGCAGGTATCTTTAGAACAATAGAGGAAGAGTCAAAGGAGGTTGAAAATGAGGACGATTAGTATAGCATCATTACTACTTGTTAGTGGGTGTTCTTGGTTTGGTGGTAAAGACATGCCAGCACCATACGTAATGCCGGAGCCTGTTGTAATTACTAAAATAGAAACAGTTCCTATTCGTATCTACCAGCCACCTCTACCTCGTGAAATAGACATGCTCGATGTTAACTTCTGGATAATCACTGAAGAAAACTATCAGGAGAAACGAGCAGAGATTGAAAAGATGCTTGATGGACAGTTTGTAGTATTTGCTCTGACGCCAGACGGGTACGAGAAGATGTCCGAAAATTTACAAGAGTTACGCAGATACTTTAAAGAAACAAAAGAAATTATTCTATACTATAAAAAGGCCACTACTTATGAGACTGAAACAGAAGATCAATCACAGAATGGACAAGCTCCAGGAGATGATGGAAAGCAATCAACACCTGGAGAATGAAGAAGCGGCCTATGATCTTACCCTAGAAGTAAGTAAGTTTTGGTCTGTATTGGATGAAGCTGATAAAGATTACATACAAATGTGTCAAATGGCTATTGAAGAACAAAAGGAGTGGAATGTATGAGTGCGTGGGAGAAACAAGTTGGTGGAGACCACTATAAGAAGTATGCTATTCAACCTACGGAGTATGCTGAGAAAAATGGACTTACTTTCTCTGAAGGTTGTATCGTGAAGTATATCACTCGTTGGCGGGATAAGGGTGGAATTGATGACTTGCGAAAAGTTATTCATTACGCAGAACTCTTAATTGAGTTAGAGATACAGGCAGACAAACAGGTATAAAGTTATTGACACAACAAGCTTTAGCCCATATAATATGCACATCTTAAAAGAAACAAAGGAAAAATATAAAATGTCAGTAAAATTCAAGCCTAATGAAATTGTTGTGGATCGAGCTACGAAAGTAAAGACGAAGAAAGTATTCCCAATTGCGGGAGTGAAAACTTCAGAGCTTGTAGAACTGTGCACAAAATCTGACTCTGATTTACGTCGGGGTGAAAGGAAAACCCGTGCGAAGGCACGAAACGAACTAGCAAAACGAGGAGTAGCGCTATGAGAAACTTTAATTTTAGTATGAGAGATCGAGACCATAATGATGAGTCTATCTCTTTTGACTTTGATAGTAAGAATGACTCTGATGTACGACATAAACTGCGTAAGTTTTTCAAGGCTTGTGAGATGTCTGTAAATGAGGATTTTACTGATGAGTTGTTTGAACGGCGAACAATGGTCGCTATGAAACTAGAACAGGTTTGCAATGAGGGAACTGACCCTTCCGCAGAAGAAGAGCTTTATGACTTACAAGAAGCTTTTGATATGGTAATTGCGCATGTCGAATCAGAACTATAGACTGCTTCAGCAGGCGTTAACCGAACTGAATGCAGACGGTAACGAAGAACGTGGGCGTGAAGGAGAGGAACTCAAGATAACGTCTGACGGGTATGTGAATACAGCCCCGTCGGGCGAACTCCCGAAGTGGAAAAAGGTGGTTGCTCCAGGACATCACGCAGGAGTTACAGAAGAACAGTGGGTTGAAGTGTTAAAAGCACTACACCAGGAAAATAATTCTTGACATAAATCCTCTTTGCCAGTATAATTATATTTCAAGAGAGGGAGAACTATGATAATTTCAGGAAGTATTGACTATTCTTACTCAGGCAGGAAGCGTAGTGTGAAAAGGACTCGGAAGACCGAACCAGTGTTTCGCCCCGCTTCCGAGCCTTTGTTTAAGAATACTAGGGAAGATAAGTATTACCCTTCAGCACCGATGACGAAGTATAAGCCACCAGCGGATACTTCTTATAAGCTGAAAGAAAGTAGAAACCATACCGTAGCGATTGCCTATAATAAGGGTGGTTACATGGTAATCGGTAAAGATAACATTAAGGATATTGGTAAGTGATCCATACACCGCTATTTAGAGCCAAGGAAAGACATATACAAGATAGACTTGTTATGGTGTGCCTTGAATTTATTGAGCTGAACTACGATAAAAAGTTAGCACAGCTCAGTAGAGAAGAAATGAAAGAGCTGGATGAGTTTGCTTTTCGTAATGTTAAGTCTGTAATGTGCTATGGAATACGAGAAAATATTAAGAGGTGGGAAAGAGCACACGAAACCACCGTAGAGGGAGGCGAATACTTGAAAGAGTTAAACCTTCGAGAAGGAGAAGACTAAGTGTCGTATAGCGAACAGGTTATGGATCACTACGAAAACCCTCGGAATGTGGGAAAACTCGACAAAGATTCCCAGACTGTTGGCACGGGCTTAGTGGGTGCGCCTTCGTGCGGTGACGTAATGGTTCTACAGATAGACGTAAAAGATAATATTATCTTAGACGCTAAATTTAAAACTTATGGGTGTGGAAGCGCTATTGCTTCCAGCTCACTGTTAAGTGAGTGGGTAAAGGGTAAGAGTTTAGAAGAAGCTGGTATGATAAAAAATACTGACTTAGCTAATGAACTTGCACTCCCACCTGTTAAAATTCATTGTAGTGTACTAGCAGAAGATGCTATAAAAGCTGCGATAAAGGATTACAAAGAGAAGCAAGTATGATGATGGATAGGTTGTACCAGGAAGCAGAGAGCATTGTTTTAGCAATGTGGGACGAAGAACCCGAAGAGATGGCAGCAGAGATTTCTGTTCAGCTTTCAATTAGCGCAGATTATGCGTGGGAGTTAGTTCAACAAGTTATTGTAAACGAAATTCGTATTGAAGAAGGTTACAGTGACGGAGACACTGATTTATTTGATTGGGACGGAGACGCATTAGCCTCCGCAGGGTTTGGAACTGATGAAGACTACTTCTAATATTATTGATTTTAACAAGTATAAGAAAGCTAAACAGAGAGCGATCTCTGTGGTAGTAATCGATAGTTTTGATACAGCTACTTTCATATATACTGTAACTAATGATAGGGGCGAAACTTTCGAGTTTGATATACCTTATCCAAACTATGACAACTATTTTGACAGCTAAGAAAAAATAGTTCTTGACATCAAACCTATTAAACGGTATAATTGTATTCATAAATGAGAGAGATTCTTATTTAAAATCCACTAGAGATGCCTCCTAGTTAATTGAGGTATCGCCCATACCCCTCAGGCGTAAGTGAGTGGAGGATTCTAACTTCCTCCTAGTTAGACGGCGTAGTTGCTACGATAAGTGACTCTTCGGAAGGCAGTCCGATGCGGATACAAACTGCCCTTGGGGAGCTAATGACCCCGTTGCCCCATAAACTGGTACCGATTCCTATGGGCACGTCGAGTCTTCCAGGCTAGAGACGACGTTAAAACATAAACCCTGCCGAGAAGAGAACTCGTAGACCATCTCCGTGTAGGCACGCCACGTTAATCAAAAGGATCTAATCTGGGTGTAGGTTTTAAGGCTTTTTTCCTGCTAATAAAAGGCCACTATTTCCAAGGTAAGGTAAACTGTCGTGGAGTAGGTAAGACTTTTTACGAGCAAAGCACTACGCCTTACCGAACACCTGGGGGTGAGCATTCTGCCTTAAAGCGTAACGCGCCCCCACCTATTATAGAGGTCTTTATGTATATTTGTATTTGTAACAATATATCCAGTAAAGACTTAGAAAGAGACCCATTTCTTATTGATAAGGTGGGCTCAAAATGTGGTAAATGTATTGCGCCAATAATTGCGCAGAGCTTTATAAATGGAGTTTATACATGCCAGCAGGAAAAGGTACTTACGGTAAAAAAAGAGGTCGTCCCGCCAAAAAAGGTAAGCAAAAGCTACCAATGTCTTTCATGAAGAAAAAGAAATCAAAGAAGAAACGTAAATAATGGCTGCTCGTGGATTGTATGCAAATATAAACCGCCGAAAAAAGAAGGGTACTAGTAGATCGAAGAAAAAGTCTACTATCTCACCCAAAGCTTATTCCCTGATGAAAGCAGGGTTTAAGAAGAAGGGAAAGAAAAGTGGCAGCAAAAAAACGAAGAAGCGTTAGAAAGAAAGATCCCCGCCTTAAAAGAGCTGGAGTTTCAGGTTTCAATAAACCAAAAAGAACTCCCAAGCACCCCAAAAAATCTCATGTTGTCGTAGCAAAAGCTGGCGGCAAAGTAAAAACAATACGATTCGGCCAGCAAGGTGTCTCAGGTTCTCCCAAGAAAGCGGGTGAATCGAAGGCAGCTGCTTCGCGTCGTCGTTCATTTAAAGCCCGCCATGCAGCCAACATCGCCAAAGGGAAGTTGTCCGCAGCATATTGGGCAAATAAGGTAAAATGGTAATGGCGGCTAATTTAGGAATTTTAGGGCTTTCACATGCAAATAAGCGTATAGATAACTGGAACAGTGTACATAAATTCGGGTCAAATCCTTCTGTAGGCACCGATTTTGAGAGTATATGGAGCGCAGGAGGACTTTATCCTTGGAAACCTGGAGCGGCTACACTAATTATTCAAAGCGATGATAATGGAGACATCGGTACTGTAGAAGTTCAAGGCCTAGATGGAGACTATAATTTTCTGACAGAAACTGTCACTCTTACTGGGGCCAGCCCTAATACGGTACTTACTACAGGTACTTTTCTTCGCGTTTTTCGTATGAGATTTACGGGAGCTGCCGAGAATGCTGGTACAATAATAGCAAACCATACTGCAACAAATATTGCTCAAATTGACCCCGGCAAAGCCCAAACTTTAATGGCAGTTTATACTATCCCTGCAGGAAACTATGGGTGGCTTCTTAATTATTCAGTGAGCGTCGGTAAAAATGATGATGCCACTATAGAAGTATACACCCGTAAGTCTGGGGAACCTTTTCGTATTTTGAGCGAAATCAGTGTATATCAAAACAGTATTAGTAAAGACTTCATAGTCCCCATTCATCTTGCTCCCAAAACGGATATTGATATTCGGGCTAAGACGACTAATGCAGGCGGTAGTCAAGTAATCTCTACCTTTGATGTAATTTATCCATGAGAAAACTTGTATTACTTTTAGCTACGTTTGTATCTTTTTCAGCTACAGCGGAAGAAGCCCCGATTATTGATGATAATATTATTCGTACTGACTCTACCACTAATAGTACAGTTACTACGAAATCAGACACATCAACAACTTTAAGAGCCCCTCCTGCGTCTGCTATTACGCCTACTATCAACACTTCAAACAGCGATTTGTGTACTTTTGGAGTTGCGGGGGCTGTTCAGACGCAGATTTTAGGTATCTCTATGGGTTCTCAGATAACTGACTCAAACTGTGAACGGTTAAAACTTTCTAAAACTCTGTACGATATGGGAATGAAAGTTGCGGCAGTATCTACATTGTGTCAGGATGAGAGAGTGTTTGACGCAATGCTAATGGCCGGAACTCCTTGTCCTTTTGAAGGTTTGATCGGGGATGAAGCAAAAGCAGCGTGGAAAGTAAACGAAGAACTCGAACCCTCCGTTGACGAAACGACGGAAGAAAAAGAAAAAGGACTCGGTGATGGTACTAAGACACTCATGGGCAGTGCCGGTGTTGTTAGCTTGCTGCTCTTACTCATACTCTAGCGAAGAAGTATACGGGACGACAACCAATGCTGCGAGTATTGGATTGAATTGGGTGATGTCTAATATCTTGCCTCAAGCGGCAGGATTGACCGTAAATAATGTAATCTATAGATATACCACAGAAAAAAACCCCGAAGATGATATGCTGGTTCATGTTCAAAATGAAAATGCTCAGGGAGATGGATATATTTTCAGAAACACAGACGACTGGTCAGGTTTGCCAGGGAACACGATTAATAAAACAATTCCTGTAGGTGGAATAGGAATTGATTTTTGGGGTGATGGCTCCATAGAAGTGGAGGGTTTCGGAACAGTTTTAGACCCAGAGGTTTACTATACATATCAATATGTTCCTTGTGATAATCCTCAGTCTGACCCAGAATGTCCGGGCTATATTGACCCGCTCACACTAACTGAAGAGCCTGAAATAGATACTTCAAGTGAGGAGTATATTCAAGCAGAACTGGACCGCAAAGCGAACATGAAGGCACAAAAAGAAGAGGAAGAAGAAAAAGAGCGAGAGAAATTTGCTAAGAACACCGAAGAAAAAGTAAGGAATAGTTTAGAGAAGATGTTAGGTTTGTCTATTGGGGCAGGCCTACAGGAAGCACAAGACACACTATTGCATAACGCATTAGTGTCAACGAATTATCTGCCTAGAGGTTATCTAGTGCAGATAAAGGGAGGAGAGTATCCGGATGCAGAGATGCTGAAAGACTCTAACCTCCCTGACAATGCAAATGGTCGCCGAGTAAACTTTGCGCAGCAACTTTTGCACCAAAAAATGGTTCAATCGCAGTATGATTGACAGAGTATAGAGGGGGAACTCTATTATGAAAAAACTAGTTATTTTACTATTTTGCGCCTTTAGTGCGCAAGCAGAGGAGATGGAAGTAGTGGGGAACGTTGCTTCAAAATGTGTAGTAACTCCTGATACCGCAGGTGTATTTGGTAACCCTACAGCAGATGTGTTAAGCACTGATCCTACTGACGGCGGAGTTGATCCTGTCGTTCGATTTGATGTAATTCAAGCGAGCATGTACAAAGCTAGAATTTTGTACCCCGTGGAATTTTCAGAAGCTCCTACGCTGAATGATGTAGTAAACTGGACTGGCGATGTTGCTACGTCTCAAGTATCAGATACTAGCATGTCTGGGTATGACGCGGCAAAAGTTGAGTTTGATAATGTTACTGAATTCAGTTTGACTGTTGCTGGTAGCACATGGTTTAAGACAGAATCACAAGCAGATTACGGCTATGGTAAGGCATTTCCTGGCGGTGTATACCGTGCGGTAGTGAGTGCTGAATGCATCGCTATCTAATTTTATTGTTGGTGATGAGTGGGTACATAAGTGCCCACGAATTCACCCCAACTTATCCAAAGTTGAAGAATTCTTATGTTGAGGGTGTATTATATACTACAATGACCCTTTTCAATATGCGAAAAGATGTAGAGTATTATGAGTTTGGTGTTTTTAATGCGGAGTGGAAGAAAGTACCTTTTGCTATGCAGGAGAAAGTTATGCGTTTCAAACACCTTGAAAAGAAAAAGGTTGACATTTATATAAGGGAGAAGGACAAAGAAGAAGTAGTTTACATCTGTTCAAAGTCAAAGTTGATTGTAACAGGAAGTGAAAAGACATCGATATCTTCTAGGATTTGTTCAAAAGTTAAATGAGATTCATACTATTAATGCTAGTGTCAACTTACGCGATGGCAGATTCTAGTTCTTTAAATTTAAACTTACCTAGCACTCCGGGGTCTTACGCGAGTGATAGAATAAGAACAAATGGCAACGTCGAGTGTTCCATGGCGATTGGCGGAAGCGTGAATTTAGAGTTTGGTGTAGTAGGAGTTCTAAATCAGAATGGACCCTACACTAGCAATATAGGGAACTATTCGGAAGACTACGATGAGGAAGGTTTAGTAAAAGATGTTGGAGTGTATGCGAAAATTAGCATACCACTCAATGCACCGAAAACTAGATTAGATTGTAATCAGCTTTATAAATTGGAGCTAGCAAGACAGAGAATAGAACTACAAAAATTACAACAAGAAATAAATAATCTAAGAGCACTAAAATTCGAGGAAGATGATGGCTGAGGTAGAGTTTGGGGGTATGACATTTAAGGGCGGTAAGATGATGGTTGTTCTTACTGCTCTGTCTACATTAGGTGGAGCAAGTTGGGGTGCGTTTGAATTCTACTCTGACTATATGGACATGAAAGAAATTGTTACTAACATTGATACAACAGAGATAGAGAATCGCAATAAAATTATAGAGCAGAAAATAGATGCAGCTCAGGCATCTGTTGACGAAGCAATAGATTACTCACGTAGCATTAAGAATGACCTACGTGATGACTTCAACCGTATGGAAGCAAACGTTGATAGGGTTGAAGATCAGAATAGAGAAGTAGAAGATAAAGTGAAAACTATGATTGACAGAGCAGATGAACGCTTTGATAGTAAAAGAGAGAGTTTACAAACAGATACGGAACTTAAAATTAATGTGCTAGAGGATAGACTGAATAAGAAAATACAAGCAGTACTAGATAATCCACTAGCATCATTTAATTTTGATAAGCTAGAACCGACAGCAGCAGGAGGTTCAGAGGGGTAGTCTCAGCAGGGGGAACTGAATGGGATATATTAAAAAGCTAGTAGTGGTGTGTATACTTGGAGTAGTTATAGGCGCTTTAATTGCGTTGATATTTATATGAAAGTTCGTATAGTAACTACATCTGGACATACACTATATGGGTCTTTATTAGGAGAAGAAGCAGTATCACTGCCACCGAAAGAAGCCATAGAGTGGATAATGAACAGTGGTACTAAGTTCATAAGATACTTGCAGCCAAACGGGCAGGAAGTATTATTTAACAAGAATGCTATTATGAATATAGCCGAAGACGACTACAATTAGGAAAATTAAATGATATACGTTGTGCACACTTACTACAATGGAGAAACAATTCATACGCACAAGTATATGACTATTGAGGAAGCCTTCGTTGATTATAATACTTACACTTTTGCAGGACTGAAAGAGGGTACACCATACCAGTGTAAGAAGGCACTCTACATAAAAGAGGGTAACGCCTACTTTCAGTATATTGGTCCGGTTTATTTCCCACCGGAAAAATGGGATGGGGTAGACCGCAGGTCTACATAAGGAGATAGTATGAATTTATTGGAGATTTGGAGTATTGTTACTACGCTAGTAACGGCAGCGAGTATTGTAAGTGCGGCAACGCCTACGAAAGCTGACGACAACTTTATGCAGAACTATGTAACGCCAGTAATTGATGCACTAGCATTGAATTTCTTCAACGCGAAGCCTGAAAAGAAGTAAAACAGCGGGGCCTTCGGGCCCTTTTTCTTAGGAGAAATAAATGAGTGAACATCATCCAGCGGATGTAAATGGTGACGGTCATGTAAGCGATGAAGAGCTTATGATGCACCTCGAATTTAAACGAAAGAAACTCGAAGATGAAGATGCGCAGCGAGATGCCATGAGAAAGATGACATGGTTCGCACTCTTCGGAATGTTACTTTATCCTTTCGGCATCTTTTGTACTAGCCTCTTCGGGCTTGATACGGCTGCGGGTATCATCGGTGATATCGCACCCACTTACTTTATCGCCATTAGTGCGTTAGTTGCGGCGTTCTTTGGAGCGAACGCGTACTCAGGTAAAAATAATACTTGACACGGAGATGTCGAGGGCGTATAATATATGAAAATTAAGGGGACAGCTATGCAAATTCAACAATCGCTACAAAACACTTGGGAGGCTGAAGGATTATTCCACGTTATTCCAGGTTTCGCACTTTACCACAGCAATGATATGATGACGAACGACTACGGAGTTATTGTAACGTGGTTAGTTTGGTCTTACGGCATTGAACTGTGGATGGATGCGTAATGAAGTTTGCTGAGAAGATATACGATAAACGCAAGGCTTTAGCTTTGGTAGAACAGGACGAACGGGATCTAGAAAATTTTATTAACTCTATTGCGTTACGCTTACTGTTGGCCAAAAATAAATCTTGACTTTTTTCATCCGATCTGCTAAAATTAATACAAGTTTACGAAGTCAAACTTCCTCTTTAGAGGGGAACGTGGAAGAGAAAGCGACGTACGCAAGGCCCTAAAGGCGTGGACGCGTTAGTTCGCTGACTTCTTCCCGAAGTTCCCCTCTCTGTTGAATAAACCTTCAAATCCCACATAAGCCTGCTTTTATAAGTGGGCTTTTTTTGCCTGTAAAAAGCTAAGAAGGCTGAAGTGACTATACCTAAGTTTTTCTGAAGTTTTGTGGTTGAGGGGAAGTTTCTCCTAGTCTACATCAGGAGCGCGGCCCTATTCTAGTGGAATTTCATGCTTTAAATTCCATTCTAGTCGTGAGTCGTATAGAAAACGTGATTGCCTATAATCTCTAGCTCTTTATACTTTAGAAACCCCGCTTGGGCGAAAAAGAATGCTTTTGAGGTTCTTTCTTCTGCTGTATATGACGCATGGGCGAGTGCTAGATTCATAGCTTTATTTGGTGGGAGGTCTAAGTAGTCAGCTCCGTAGAGTCTAGGAAATTCTGACTTAATGAGAGGCCAGCTTTCAAACTGACCTTTCTCTGCTACTACTTCACAGGTATGGTTGGGCCATCGAGGGTCGTCTCTGCGATTCCACACTACAGACGCAACGGCACGTTGGCCCCGCTCGGTTTCTCCTCTTGCTTCGAAGTAAACCGCCAGGGCCACACATATCATTTCTAGCATTCTAAAAGTGCCTGAATTACAGATTTTGGAGCTTTCTCAAGCCCCGCGAGACGATCAAGATCGATACTCTCTTTTATTGCTAGTCTATGTACTAGCTCTTGCTTTGTAACGGGGCTTTCACCCTGTTTTGTCAGGTAGACTTTCTTCTCATAAACCCCGAGGCGGGACAGCTTTCCAATAATAGATCTACGGGGCTTTCTTAGGCTTTCTGCAAGTATATCAATTATCTCATGCTTATTCTCTGAAGCCTGATACACCTCTAGCAGATATTGTTCTTCTTCTGGTGTGTACATTACCACTCTCCGTTCTGCACTTTAATTTTTACATGGTTGTAGATAGATTCCCAGTCAATGTGGTCACATTCTGCAGGACTTATTCTACAGTCTAGGTCGTGTACTCCTTTCCATGCTTTTGCCATTTTAAGAGCATTCTCAAAGCTTGAATATACTCCTTTCACTGTTTCGTTGTTTGTAACTACATACATTTTCATTTTCGCACCTTTTTCAATAGTAATACAAATAATCTTCTTAGTCTTTCATCACTTAGCGCGAAGGCGCTATGCTGTTTGTGCACAATCGCTTGGAGCATTTGTTCATCGTTCATAATAGTGCATCCACTGAACATTCTTTCCATCAACCCCAGGATAGCCCTGTTCAGTTGCCCACTTTCTCCAGCCGGGCTTCAATCCATAATCGCTTCCACCAAACTTTGTAATTAACTCGTCAGGCAATTGCTTCGGGAACCCATACAGCTTGCCATCAGGTGACACATCTAAAAATACTTTCATGAGGCTACTTCCACTATTAATAGGATTAATAAAATTATAACAAATACGTCTAAGAAATCTCTTTTATTAATAGGTTTCATACGTACTTCCTACTTTTATCTAAGGCTGCTTGTTTAATGCTAGCGTCTACCTTTTCTATACTGAATTGAGGGTTAGAAGGGCTCGTATACATATTGTATCGAGACCACAGAGCATTATTACTTCTTACTACAAACTCTGGGTACTCCTCGGCTAATGCTTCAGAGATCTTGTTCCATTGTAACTTCTTCATTCTTAAAACACACACAAACATACTTGTTTCTTCTGTCCACTGCCTTCTTTTTGTCACTTCAGGTACTATAGGCACCGGCCCTTTACCTAGAAAGAATGCATCTACTTCGTCCATACTAGCTGCTCCTTATTGTCTTCAATAAACTGACGGATTTCATCAGCTTGGTCTAGCACTTTAAGCCATGACGGGGCATATAAGGTTACAGGAAACCGCTGACCTAACGCTTTGCCACCGACTTTTACATTACCTTTGTTACCAAAGCCAATCGTTAATCTATCTTCTTGTTGCTGTTCTTTAAGCCTAGCAATCTCGGCTCTCAACTCTTCCACTTCACTCATGATATTCTCCTGTAAGGTGTCAAATAATTATAACATAAATTTTATTGTCTGTCAATAATTTTTTTATATTTTCACCAATATCCCTATCAGCACAAATATAATGACTAGAAGCTCTACCGCTAGAATGGTGTGATACCAAACCCATCTTGCTTCATATACTTTTCGTGCTTTAAATGTATCTTTTATCTCTGCACTAAATTTTTTTAAGTGTTCCATATTACTCACATTTCTCCCCAACCAGCACTCTTTAGCCAAGCATTGTCTGCTTCTGCGTTTTCCACATCAGCAGGGTTAGCTTTACAGTCTCCACAAAATCTCTGTTGACCATAATAATCCGTTCGCCCACAGGCAACCGATACTTCTCTATAATCGTAGCCATTACTAGGCACGACATAGTAAACTCTGTTTTCACAACTCATACAAATTTACTCCAATTGTTTGCGTACATTGACCAGAAGGCTGCTTCATAGCCTCTAGCTTCTATCTCCCAGGGATTAAACCAATAATCGTCCTCTGGGTCATACCAAGTCCCACGAAAGTAATGGGCTCTCACTTCTAACGAAAGCCCATCGTTTTCATGTTGCTTTACATGAACCATCTCGTGTGCAATAATCTGCACCCATTCTTCTTCTTCACAGTTAAGTACAAAGTTAGGGTTTACATTGATTTCATACTCACCTTCACAGACCTCTGTACAGTAAGCATTATAATCAGGTTGAACGTCATGCGATGGAACGAGCTTCACCTTCACATCGAGGTCAAAGTATTGACTCACCATGTTGATTGTAATTCTTGCTATTTCCATCTTTGTCATTCTAGATCTCCTTCATTGTTTCATAATCAATAACTGGTAACGCTAAGTTGGCTTCCATGTGATGTAGTACCCACTTTACTTCTTCAACATCCTCGCCTATAACATCTACTGCATTTTCAGTTAGGAACTCTACTTGTCCGTCATCATCGTAATGGCATTCGTGTATTCCTAAATACCCATCCTTACTTACTACTCTATAGTTCCAATAACTCATGAGAACCCCCTATGAATAGCTAGTAGCATAAAGATGCCGAACAGATACCCTGTAACTGCACCTTTCCAAAACATTACTTGTAATTCCTGTTTATAGTCCATATAGAATACCTCCCCACATAATCGTTAATAATAATACTTTAGATATGGTTCCCATCTTCATCGTAAACTCCTGGATGAAGCTGATTGAAATAGTCATAATACTCCTTTAATTGATCTTGTGTCATCATCGCTAATAGCGCGTTTAATACATAAAAGTGGCTATAGCTCTCGGCTAATTTTGTAAATCTATATCTTAATTCATTAGCATCCATAATCATATCGTCCATCTCTTTTACACTCTCCAGTAGCTCGTTAAAAGCCTTATCTTCCATTATCGATTACCTTCTTCCCAACCATCTGAAAGGTCAGTGTTATAACAATCATAGTACCAGTTACCGTACATTTCTAATAGGTCAGCATCACTATAATCACCATCTTCTTCAATCATGTCATCTGCAATCATTTCATCCCTTAAGCCAGCGATGTGTTTGTTGAAAGCTACGTTTGAAGGCGTCATAAACACTACTTCCATTTGCTCTGGGTCTAAAATAATGTGAATAATCATTTGGTCTTTTCCTTTTTTTGTATGGACATATTATACGGGGTAGAGTTAAATATGTCAAACTATTTTTTGCCCGGACTACAGTAAATTTACACAAATTTTATCCGGGGCGGGCGGCCAAGCTGCAAAAATCAAGTAAAATTTTCCTCTAATTCACGAAAATTTGTCACAAAAAAGCCCCTAAGCGGGGCTTTTCGGCTTAAAACTCGGATTAGCTCGGGAGAGCTGCGAGCAGCGCTCGGAGTGAGCCAGCATCGGCTTTGTCCAACCCCGCCAGGGCTTCTGGGTCTGCGCCTGAAGCGTCTGCGATGAGTCGCACAATGTCCGCCTTGGTAATGCGAGGCCCGGACGCTGATTTTACAACTTCTTTGGGCGTGTAGGCTAAGCCAAGGTTTTTAACTTTTGAAATCACACTGCGTACAGAGAGGCCGTGCAGGTCGGCAAAAGCCGTAGCGGTCTCATAAGTAAAAGAGCCAGTGGAAGTCATGTCGAATACCATCTTGTCGGTGTAAGCTGTCATATAATTTTCCTCAAATTGTTTGTTATTGTTTGTCTTGATGGGGTAATTATACGGGCCCGTGGCTGGGATGTCAACAACTTTCTTGGTGGAAGACCAAAGAAAGTTTTTCACATGGAGGAGGTAAAAAAGACTTGACATGCCATCACTTTGGCACTATAATCGGCGCAGCCTACGCTATCGCTTTATCACTTTGACACTTTGGCGCTGTCGGAGACTACCGCATTGATTTATTTATGCGATAACCCTAAAAAACTCTTGACATGCTATCGCTTTGGCACTATAATGGGCGCGCCCGCGCCAAAAAACTGATAGGAGACTAAGCTGTTGATAACACACACATTTTTTCGTGCTGACGACCCATAGGTTAGATACTTCACTTTCGCACTGGCGCCCCCGCGCCAAAAATCCCTGTAAAAACAAGGACTTAGAGCGTTTTTGTAATGTTTCACGTGAAACCATTAACGCGTCAGAATTTTGACGGTCGCCGAATGTTTCACGTGAAACATGGGGCCAAATGCGAATGATTCTCATCCGTATTGAATGAAGGCGGCCAGCGATATAAGGCATAATGCGCAGAATGATATTACGATAAAAGTGTAGACATAAAATACCATATAGAACCCCGAACCCCTAAGCTTGTCCCGAACGATTTTCATTTCTCTATCAGTTGCAAGCCTTCTAACGTCAATCGTATTTTTCATTATTTTTCTCCTAATGCGAATATTAATTCTCGTAAAAAATTCTCAATACCAGTTTTTTTATTATTGTAATCTACATGGATCCATTCGTCATCGATGCAACCATTTTTAAGCGTGGTCATCTCGTCATAGTAGGAAAGTGCGCGTTCATCATTAGGCGAAAATTTCCAGTATGTCAATGGCGACTTTTTGCGCTTTTCTATTCGCCGGTGCTGTTCAGCTTCAGTAATCGAAAGCCACATTTTTATCATGGTGACATTCTGGTCACGTTCCCAGATTTTGTGCGATTTGATAAAATTGTCGTATTGCTTAGGTGAGCACCAGCCATTCAAGCGCTGAACCATTGCGCGAGAATACCAAGAACGGTCATAAAAAACAATCTGATTCCCGCGTGGCATTTTATGCGACCAATAAGAAAGCCAATTTTTCATGGTGCGCTTGCTAGGCTTTTTGCTCAAATGAACAGAAAAGCGATTCATAGGCAGATAATGCGTAGCCTCGCGAATCGTGCTGGATTTTCCGGCAGTGTCGCGCCCTTCTAACAGGACCGCGACCGGTCCTGTTAGCCCTTCGACAATCTCGTTTAACTCAGCTTGTAAAGTCTCAATCTGATTCATTATTGTTAAGCTCCAATGATTAAGTAGATAATGCCACATATTAACAGAAAGTCGGCGGTAATGGAATAGGCAATATAAAGTTTAAAAGCAAGTGCTAAAATTTTCGTTCTCATTTGCCAGCCTCCAATAATTTCGCGCGGGTCAAGTCTCGCAGCAGTCGTTGCAGAATCGGGTTTTCATAATCCCGCGCATCTTCAAGCGCAGTGTGCGGCTCGTCTTGCAATTCAAGCCCTAGAATGAATTTCGCCATCGTGTCGGCGGTCATGCTAGGCTGTCGCAATGCAGGAGTCAAAAAGCGATTATCATGGCAAAAATCGTGATAGGCCGCCAATGTGCCAATGTGCTTTTTTGCCGCTTTCATAAGACAAAAACGCTGGGAAAAAATCCCGAGATTGATGCCGGTATTCGAGCATTTGCCAAAATCAAAAGCGATATTATAAGCCGTCAAAACTGGGGCATATCGGGCGTTGATGCCAGCAAGCCATAAATTAATCAGAGCCGGTGAGGATATTGAGCGAAGGCCAGATTCTAGCATTGCATCGTAAGCCTTAGCGCGGCGCTTGGCAGATTGTTCTGACCAAAAAGCCGAATCAGAGGCGGAAGGGTCGAAGAATAGAGGCTTTTTGCCGAATTCGCCCAAAACCATTGCGCCGAATTGCTCGACAATTTCGCCCTTGCGAGTGACCAAAACAGCGCCAAAATCAGCGACCGTATTTCGGCGGGTCGTTTCCGTGTCAACAATAAGATAAAAGTGTTTCATAATTAAGCGGCCTTTTTATTGCGTGAGTTGTAGTTTACCGGACAAAAGCATCTGAGTCCATTCCTGTTTAGGATTTCTTTAACGTCCGAATTATCATCGAACATAATGGCAGTTCGGCAGAATTGCGACCAAGATATATTTTGGCGTTTTGCCATGCCTTGCAACAATCTCAATTTTAGAGATCCTGGGTTTTCATTGCCATCAAGCAAAGTGCGAGCCAGTAGGTTATCGAAGCGCAAACCGAGCAATCGGAAGCTCTCGAAATCGTGAGCAGATAATACCCTGCTAGTGCAAACCGTCACAACGTCGCCGTTGTGATAAGCGGCTTTCATCTGGTCGGCCAGAGGTAAAAGCGTATCCTTAAGGATATTTTCCCTAGTGTTTAATGCTATCCATTCGTCTAGCGTTTCACCTTGTCGGTGGCTTGAATCGATAACCGTTTCATCTAAATCAAATATAAAGTGCATAAGAAAATCCTAATATTGAAATGAGGTTTAAGCATACCAGATTTATTGTCCGGTTGCAAATGGCCTGTATCGTTAAGAGTCCAAGCCCTACAATTGCCAGCGCCTTACCCGCTGGGCTGTCTATGATGAATGGGGCGCAGCTCATACAAGCCGCGCCAATCCAACCGCTGAAGGCCGCAACCTTCACGCGATATGCTCAAGCAAAGTGCGAAGCGCCTTAGCGTCAGCTTTATCAAGGCCGCGAATTGACTCAACATCTAGCGCCATAGCGCGGGCGATAGCGTCAACCAAATCAGCTTTGGTGATACGCGGGCCAGCAGTTGAAACGACTTTAGCCTTGGGCGTGTAGGAAATACCAAGGTGCTTGACCTTGGATATAACCGAGCGAACGCTGAGGCCGTGAGCCGAAGCGAAAGCAGAGGCAGAATCATAATCGAAAGAATCTTGCGATTGCATTTCTGCGAGAATAACCGGAGTATAATTTGACATATTTTTAGTTTCCTTTAGTGTAATGCTTGATTGCATGGGTAGGATTTTACAGGTTTTTCTGTAAATGTCCAGTCTTTTTATATACCGAAATAGCATAACGATATGCGCTTAAGGTATAAGGTTAAGCAGGAGTAACCCTGCAATTGGCATGATAATTGCTAAGGCAATTATCGTGCCAAAAAGTCCGAGCATGAAGCGAACGATTAGATCGTGCATCATAGCGTAATCTCGAAGCCGTTAGCCAGCGATATTTTATCGCCTGCCTTGACATTGTAGCCAGCGACCGCGGCCGCATCGATAGCATCGAATGAACAGGCAACAACGTATTGCCCAATCTTGCGATAGCTCTTGCCATCGCTCGGCAAGAAATCAGCGCGTTGTACCTCACTCCAGAGTGTATATTTTGTCATGTTTTTCTATCCTTCTATTGCTTGTTTATGTAATGGATTTTACAGCATATCAGCCTATCGGTAAAGGATATTCGCATCTTTTTTTATACCGTGATAGCATAACCATCGCCCTGCTTATAACAAAAAGTTCTAGCATCTCTTAAGCATAGACCGTGCCAACTTTTTGCAACATCATTATGAATGATGGTAGGCGGGGGCGGTTATAAGACCCAGTGATAATGGTCACGCGCAAACCCCCTTTCACGTACAACTTTAAGAATTTTATAAGCAAAAAAGGTGCTATAACAAGCTGTACCTACAAAGCGGCTCAACACGACCAAAAATACTTCTTGACATTTTTAATTTTTTCAATTATAATAACATTCTTGAGAAAAGATGAATTTTCCCAAATCCTCAAACATAAACCCACAAACCAAAGAAAGGCGAAAGCCTGTAATAAAAGGAGTTACTATGTTAAGAAAGGCAATCCCGCTATTGCTACTAAGTTGTTCATCGTTCGCCGAGATGGAAGAAGTCGTCGTCAAAGGAGATCTCGGATCACTTCCCGGCGAACGCGTAGAATCCGTCTTCGGCTTTGAGAAATCTATTCTAGACACACCCCGAAGCGCTTCAACAATCTCCGAAGAAATGATGGACCGTTTCAATATGCAGGATATCGACGAACTCGTTGTTCTAGCACCTGGAACCTTCACACAATCGTTCTTCGGTGTAGCAGGCTCACTCGACGTACGTGGTACTGCCGGTGAGACATACTTTCGAGGTATTCGACGCCTTGATAACCCAGGCAACTATCCAACCCCGATTGGAGCCTCCGACCGAGTAGATATCGTTCGCGGCCCCGCATCCCCTATTATGGGCCCTAGTAAGATCGGTGGTTACCTCAACTTCAATCCCAAGTCCGCTCGCATCGAAGAGACAGGTTCTTATATTCCAGAGCGTATCGGAGAGATTTCCTACTCTGGTGGAAGCTGGGATCGTAATGTCCTTACTGCCGAAGTTGGTGGCCCTGCAGCAATCAGTGGAAAGCCTGTTGGCTACTATCTCTATGGAGAAGTTGAACATTCTGGTAGCTTCTACACAAATGCCCCCGGTGTGAATCAATCACTCGTTCAAGCATCGTTTGATATGGACTTTAGCGACAATGTACGAATTCAGTTCGGTGGTATGCTTCACGACTATCAGGGTAGCCAAAACGCTGGCTGGAATCGTTTGACTCAAGACCTCATTGACACAGGTACTTATATCACCGGTACTCCTACTCCTCTTGATACTAGCGGCGATGGCTTCATCTCTCACGATGAGTACTATGCAGGCAATATCAATCCTTTTGCTCTCTATGCCTTCTTTGGCCAGCAGAACCTTGATCTTGCCGGTCTGTCAGATGCTTCGTTCGGTTATGACTACTCTTCGTCCAATATGGCCCTAGAGAACGTTGGAACTGCTATTCTGCCCATGTCTTCTACACTTATTGCTGCGGATGATACCTTAGAGAATAAAGTGGCAACTCTGTACTTCGACGTTGATGTTGCTCTTGGCGAGTGGACTTTGACGAATAAGTTATTCTACGAAAGCTATGAGAACCTGAATGAGAATGCTTATGGCTTCTCTCAGTTTCATGACGCATCGGTAGTAGAGGATCAGTTGATTCTGTCCCGTGTCTTTGATGGCTCATCAATGACGACTTCTGTTTCGATCTCTCCTTCAATTCGACGAACTGAGTTTACTCACGGGGATGACTATTATAACGAATACTTTAGCCGACGTGACTTGACGGGGCCTTCAACGGCTCTTGATAGAAGACTACTGGCAACTCGAAGTGGAAGCGACTATAGCGAATATTATGTTGGGGATTATACTGACCTGGGTTTCGGGGTAATGGCAGACTTTGCACATGCTTCGGGGCTATCACTTCTTCTAGGTGCACGTTATGATGTAATCGATATGACAAGTACAACTCCTGAAGGCTTCACACAATCAGACTCAGCTTTCACATCTTCGGAAGGTGGAGTGGACGTTTCTGTAAATACTGCTACGGCTGAGCCTAGCGGTGT